CCCGCGAGCCTGCGTATATTGGGTACCCACCCCTCCCCGCTCCATTTATCAACGCATGTGAGCCCTTGCGCTCTACCCTGGGCCTTGCTGATCTGCCAGCATGGGGTGCATTTGGCTTGGGAGGTTCAGATGGACGAGAGTGAAGAATGGGAGATGGCCGAGTGCATCGCGAGTTTGACTGCTGATTTGGATGCATTGGAAGCCGCGTTGTTTGGCTACCGCTGGCCGTTGGCGCACGATTCAAATTGCGTGCAGATCACGCGTGTGGTGCATCCAGAGCTTTCTCAAAGCCTTCAGCCGTGTTTGGCATGTTTGCAGGCAGAGTTGCTCTTGACTCGGTTTCCGGTCGAAATGCAGAATGACTTGTCATAGGCATTCGCGGGCCGGAGCCGGAGGTGAGGACGGCGAATGCCGCGCGTCACAGGAGCACGCGAGCGAGCCGGAGTCGAGCGTGCGACGTAGCGTACGTAACGATTTCCGAAGAAAATTGCAAGTGCGGGCAGATCGGCCCGCAAAAAGAGTAGAATTGGCGGGGACATAGTGTTTCCGGCCAGAAGCAAGGAGGGCGATAATGCCTGCAATGAACTTCAAGACTGTGGTGTTGTACAACGAGCGGAAGATCCGCCCTCAGACGCTGGAAGCGATTCGGAATGCTTCGGATGGGGAGATGATTCCGGTAGACATCAGCGAGATGGCATCGTTTATGCCTTTGGTGATTCACCAGCCTGATCTGGAGAAGGCTCAGAAGAAGCAGTTGAAGGCGAACGAGGGGTGAGGTTGGGTCGCAAGCAGGAGATTTTTAGTCGCTGCCTGGCCCAATTGTTGGTTTTTGCCCATTCGCGTGGTTATGAGGTGCGGATGGGTGAGGTTGAGCGGAGCGAGGAGGAGGCAGCTCGGAAGGGATTTGCGAATTCCAACCACACTCGGCGTTTAGCTGCGGATTTGCACTTGTTTCGGGACGGTCAGTACTTGTCTCAGACAGCGGATCACGCTGAGTTGGGGGCATTTTGGGAGTCTTTGACGGGTGAATGGGAGAACGAGCAAGTGATTTGCGTTTGGGGAGGTCATTTCCGGGACGGGAATCACTATTCCATTGAGCACGAGGGAGTGAAATGAGTTTTGAGGACGACTTGCTTCGTCTAAGCCTTGAAGAAGCGGTTGATTTGAAGTTTCAGATGGGCCGTGCGTTGCACGGATCGGAATGGCAGGGCAAGCGACCCATTTTGGAGTGTCACGAGGAGTTATTGGACGCATTGGCGTATCTTCGTGAAGAACTTCTGGGCCGCACGCAGGCGTTTGACGGTGACAAGTTGGACGAGGGCGTGTTGGCAGAGGTTTACAAGACGGTGTTCAATGCGGCGCACGGCGTTCGTGGTTTGATTGAGTCGAGCGGAGCTTGGCCGAGGGGGCAGGATGGGCCACAAAAGCGCGTTGAAGAAAGTGGGGGCTAAGGGCCTCGTCAAACCGATGAGCAAGTCAGAGATTGACCAGTCGTTTGCGGACGGCCAGGTCATGGAGCTCGCGCAATTGGCTCAGCAGCACACCGGGTCAGCGATTGAGACTTTGGTGGGTGTAATGGGCGATTTGGATGCTCCGGCTAATTCGCGGGTAAGTGCTGCGACGCGGATTTTGGAGTTTGCTCACGGCAAGGCAGCGCAGTCAGTCAATCAGCAGCAAGAGTCGGGTGGTTTGACCATCAACATTTTGCGTTTGTCTGATGGCGACGATCACAAAGAGGTTTTGGACGCCATGTCGGTAGCTAGGGAGATGCTGGAGGCCGGCAAGGCTTAGGGTATGCTGGGGGTGCCCTGCACGGCAGGGAGAAGGGGGTTTCTATGCCTGGATACAAGCACATGGGCAAGGCGGACGTTCGCGGCGTGAGCGCGGGTCGGATTGACCAGGGCGCGGTGCCGACGCCGGCTCGACACGAGCAGGCTGAGGAGAACACGATGCCGGGTCTTCCCAAGCCGATGGACAAGGCTCCGAATCAGTACACGGCGAACGAGTCCGTGCCTTCAATGGACCGATGCACGCCGGGCGCGCCGGACATGGAGAACCCTGGCTCTTACGCCAAGCGATTCATGTGAGCGAAGAGATCACGCTTCCGCACAATTGGACCCCTCGTGATTATCAGCGTCCTCTTTGGGATGCGTTAGAGGGTGGTTGCAAGCGTGCGGTAGCAGTTTGGCATCGTCGAGCCGGCAAGGACATGACCGCGCTGCATTGGACAGCGTGTCAGGCATTTGTGCGTCCAGGCATCTATTGGCATTTGTTTCCGACGTTTGCTCAGGGCCGAAAAGCGATTTGGGAAGGCCGTGACAATCAGGGTCATGGCTTTCTAGAAGCTTTTCCAGAGGGCAGTTGGTATCGGAAGCGCGATGACGAGATGTCGTTGTGGCTCCACGGCGGGTCGATTTATCAGGTGATCGGCTGCGACCAGATCGACCGTCTTGTGGGTGCAAACCCGGTCGGATGCGTGTTCAGCGAGTATGCGCTTCAGAACCCAGCAGCCTGGCAGTTGATCCGTCCGATTCTCGCAGCCAACGACGGCTGGGCCATTTTCGCGTACACGCCACGAGGCCGGAATCATGGGTACAAGTTGGCGCAGCTTGCAGAGGAAGATCCTAATTGGTTTTACCAGCGTTTGACGGTGGAAGACACTAGCGTCGTCGATGCTGACGTTCTTGAGGGCGAGCGGCGCGAGATGCCGAAGGAGTTGTACGAGCAGGAGTATTATTGCTCGTTTGACGCTCCGTTGGTCGGTTCGTACTACGGGGAGCTGCTTTCAGAAGCCTCTCAGCAGGGTCGGATTGGGAAGGTTCCGTGGGAGCCTCAAAAGCCTGTGATCACCGGTTGGGATCTGGGTATGTCTGATTCGACGGCAATTTGGTTTGCCCAGCGCGTCGGTCGCGAGATTCGGCTGATTGATTATTACGAGGCGTCTGGCGAAGGGCTTGAGCATTACGCCAAGGTGATCCGAGACAAGCCTTACGTTTACGAAGAGCATCTGGTGCCGCACGATGCTTCGGTGCGGGAACTCGGTACGGGCCGCAGTCGTTTTGAGGTGGCGATGAGTTTAGGTCTGCGTTTGCGGATTGCGCCTCGCCTTAGCCTTGAGGATGGAATTCAGGCGACTCGGTTGATGCTCAGGAACATTTGGATCGACGAGAAGGGCTGCGGTCGCGGCCTCCAGGCTTTGCGCGAGTACATCAAAGCTCCGATTGAGAACGAACGAGGGCCAAGTGGCGAAGTGCTGTATCGGGATCGCCCCAAGCACAACTGGGCGTCTCACGGGGCCGACGCTTTGCGGACCCTGGCCGTCGGGATGCGGGCAGAATCGTCCGGGGAATTGCAACAGCCAGATACGCGGTACATTGTATGAGCGCGGCGCTGTTCAATGCCATTTCAAAGCTTGAAGGGCGCGTTGACGAGCTGACGCGAGAGTTAGAAAGAGCGAAGGTGAGAATTGCTCGGTCGGAGGCTGAGATTGAGCGTTTAAGGACTGCCAAGCGGCCTGATCGGGTTCCGATCAAGGCTCCCCCGAAGCCGAAAATACTTCGGGACTTGGAAAAGTCTTTAGGAAAGGTCTAGCGATGGCGTCTGAAATCACAGAGCGGGACATCGCCATGGCAATGCGTCGCGGAGTTGGGCTGGCGTCAAATCCTGAGATGGCGGACGGGATTGTTGCGGAACGGCCTCGGTTTGGCGGTCAAGAGATGAAGCCGCTGAGTGTAGACGAAGTCAAAGGCATTCTCAGCCGTGAGATTCAGGATGCGTTGGCTGGAGTCGGCAGCGACATCTCTCGCGAGCAGCAACGGGCGCTTGATTACTATTACGGTCGGCCTCTAGGCAATGAACAGCGGGACCGTAGCCAGGTCGTCTTGATGGACGTTTTGGAAGTGGTCGAGTGGGCCATGCCTTCGCTGATGAGGATGTTCACCGGGTCGAGCAAGATTGTCGAATACAAGGCAAAGCGGCCCGAAGACCAGAAGAAGGCAGAGCTGGCGACTGCGTACATCAACCACATTTTTGTGCATGAGATGGACGGGTTTCAGGTTCTGTACGACTGGTTCAAAACGGCGCTTTTGGAGAAGAACTCGGTCGTCAAGGTTTACTACGAGGATCGCAAGATCCCGATGGTCGAGCGTTACTCTGGGCTGACTTACGAAGAGTTGGCGATGGTGCTGGACCGTGAGAACGTGGTCCCGATTGCAGTCGAAGAGAAGCCTGTCGTCATGCGCGATGTCGATACCGGTGTAAACGGTGAGATGTCTCTCTACGACGTTGAGTTGCAGATCTTCAAAGAAGACAAGCGCATCAAAGTTGACGCGATCCCCCCGGAAGAGTTTCTCATTGCCCGCCGCGCAGCGAAGCTGAACGACGAAACTCCGTTTAGCGCACAGCGCAAAAAGGTGATGATCAGCGATTTGGTCGCGCAGGGTTATCCGGCGGACGTGTTGTCTTCCCTGCCTGTAGATGACGGGCCGGAGTTTGACGTAAACCGGCAGGCTCGTCGTTACCCTGAAGAATCGTATCCGTCGTCGGGTAGCCAGCGAACGGATG